AATTGAAATTTGACGATTGAGAGGTGCAGGCATGACAGAACAGGAGAAACAAGAAATCATTGCGGAAGTTAAGGCTTCCGTGATGGATGAGCACAGATGCGTATGTAAACCGATTATACTTAGGAAATATCCTAATTTTTTCAATTACATTCTGTGTAAGTGCGCACAATGTGGAGCAGAGACAATGACAGATGCAGAGCATCAAAATGTTAACTATTGTAGCGCATGTGGTTGCAAACTAGATTGGAGCGATGAAGATGAAAATTGTAAAAGGTAAAGAACAGGAATATAAAGACTGGTATGAAAAAAAACAGTGATCCATACGGTAGAGCGTGTTTTACATATGCTGAAAGATGGGCCGGAATGATGGAAGAGAAGATAGAAGCATCAGAAGAAGACGAAATGAAAGTTATTGTTGATAATGCAAAGCAGCTGAGCTATGAAGCGGATAAAGAAGGAATTACAGGATTTATGTACGGAGCAGCTGTCAGTATTCTTTCTCAATACTGGGAATACGGAGAATGTCTAAGAAAATGGCACAACAAAGATTATGGATATGACGGTGACGGCGTTGTAAATCCGGCAGTTATAACTGTTGGTTAAAAAGGAGATCAAAGATGAAGAAGGAATCACTAATTCACAAAATCCTGAGGAAACTCGGTTTTATCAAGGATTTTGAGGATGATAGAAAATTGAAAATGGAGATGTGCGAAAGAGCAAGAAAGGCAAATGTATGTCCTGAGGATTGCGACATTTGCGCATGGGATACGAAAGGTGGAGTTAGTTATGAGAATCATTAGTCAGGACGGATACTGCGATTTGCCTTATGAGCAGACGGCATTACGCGTTAGAGCAGAAGCGATATACGCAGGATCTGCGAGTGTTGAAAATGTAGTAATGGCAATATATTCCAGTAAAGCGAAAGCAATTAAAGCTATGGAAATGTGCAGAGAACAATATTCACAGCGCGAATTTAATAAGCTGGTAATTCCAAAAACAGATGAGAATTTAGCAAAAGTGTCAATTTCATTAACCGGAAATGTTGTAAATCAAATTGCTGAAAAGTATGTGTTCCAGTTTCCGAAAGACGAGGAGGTAGAGTAAATGCGATACACAACATACCACTGTGGAAAAGCAGTGATTAAGGACAAGAATAAGCTGTCAGAAGCGATGGAGAAGTTAGCTGAGTTTGAGGAAAAAGAAAAATGTGGAGAATGGATTGACGCTATCGAACTTGCGAAAATTGCTATTGCGCTGCAAAGTCAGAAGTGGATTCCAGTGAGTGAGAGGTTGCCGGAGGATAACACGGATGTAATTGTATGTTTTTACAGCGGAATAGTAACAGAAATGAGATATTGGGAAAATGGAAACTTTCAAGGAATCTATGAACATACGACAAAATCAATTGTTGCCTGGATGCCACTACCGAAGCCGTACAAAGGAGAATGATTATGAGCAGATTAATTGATGCGGATAAGCTGATACTCCACTTGAATGATTATGCTCTGCAAGAAGCTCCGTTCGGATACAATGACAGTAAGTGTCAGAAAGAAATCTACGAGACAATACAAGAGTGCATGAAAGCAGTAGAGGAACAACCGACAGCGTTTGATGTGGAGAAAGTTGTAAGAGAGCTTAGAAATTTGAAAATGCGTTATTACCTAACCGTAGCAAACACTGGTGATACAGATAATGATTATGCTTATATGAATATCGCAAACGCCATTGATAACGCTATCGACATTGTGAAACGAGGTGAAAGAGATGAGAAATAAAGAAAAATATGCAAGAGAGCTTGCGGAGCTTGCGTGTAATGAACCTAATATTGCAGTATCTAAAGCTACCGGGAATCCAATCAATTGCAATATTATCAAATGTGATTGCTGTGCGTTGTATAAAGGTGGTACATATAATGATGACACGTGTTGTGGAGCATTAAAAAAATGGGCAGAATCCGAATACATCGAAAAGCCAGTGATAGTGATAAGCAAAAAGGACAGAGCTTTTTTGGAATATCTTAAAGAAGAATTCAAATACATCGTAAGAGATAAAGATGGTACTTTATTTACATATAAAGACGGTCTTACTAATTGGTTTAGTTTAAATCGCCGTTTTGATGTAGACTTTCCAATGGTCAAATGGGAAGGCAATGAAGAGATATGGTTAATCGAGGACTTGAAGAAGCTGGAAGTGGTTGACAGTTATGAATAGAGAAATGCTTTTCAGAGCGAAACATATTCATGCAACTTCAGGTAATGAGCATCTCAACGGAACATGGGTACATGGCTATCTTAGTGACGAGAATTATATTTACGATAAAAGTCTTGAGGGTGAATTTCTGATTGATGAAAATACGATTTGCCGATATGCGAATTTGACTGATTTAAAAGGCGAGGAAATATGGGAAAACGACATTTTGATGTGTCATGGTAATCCGGATGATCTTGTAAAAGCAGTATTCGGAGAGTTTGACGTCATAGAAGTGGAAAGCGAAGGAGTAATAGACAGTGTAATTGGATGGCATTATGAAGTGATTCCAACGGATGAATTAAGTAAATGCGAGCCGTTCTGTTATTCAATGCCACTTACGGACACGTATATCAAGTTAAATGAGATGGAAGTTGTCGGCAACGTATTTGACAACCCTGAACTGCTAGAAGAGGAGAATGTGCATGGAACAGATTAAGCTAGGCTTGAGAATCGCAAGCATTGTGGTTGGGATAATCGGTTATAGTGCAATATGGATGTGGCTGATTAATAATCGCCGGAAGAACGAAAACAGTGAACTTGCGTGGGTATTATGGAAATTCTTTCATGCAGTTGTGATTACGGTTGCGTTTCTTTGGGCTTGGGCATAGGAGGATAAGAATGTTAGATGATAAATGTTGTGGAACGTGCAAATACCACCATCATGAAAATATAGACGATGGTTGGGTGTGCGTAAACAGTGACAGCGAATATGTAACAGACTGGACAGAGTACAATGATTGGTGTGACGAATGGGAGGAAAGAGAGTAATGAACGCAAGTGAATATCAGAAGTTAGCTATGAGAACAAATGACAGAAAAGCAACAGACAGATTACTTGAATTAATTGATGATAATCAGATTGTTAGTGGAGATGATCTGATTATTCCGGACATCGGAGGACTTCTTAATGGCTGCTTAGGTTTAGCCGGAGAGTCCGGAGAGACACTTGATATGGTCAAGAAGTGGATTTTCCATGAGAAAGAACTGGATCTTGAACATTTTAAGAAAGAACTAGGAGATGTAATGTGGTACATGGCTATGATCTGCGAAGCAATGGAAATGAACCTTAACGAAATCATGCAAATGAATGTAGATAAGCTTAAAGCAAGATATCCTGAAGGATTCGACACTGTAAGGGCGAACAACAGAGCAGATGGTGATGTGTAGATGGAAGACGCGATCAGAATCATTGAAGGATTGGATACATCCAATAGTGAGGAGAACATTGAGGCGAAGAGGATGGCAGTAGCTGCTATGAAGAAGCAGATTCCACAAAGACCGGTTGAACATTTTACTGGTAACGAGTGGGAGTGCAAATGTCCAGTGTGCGGAGGGATAACGAATACTCCGACAGAAGTAATAGAAGAATGCATTCAATATTGCGGTTGGTGCGGTCAGAGATTGGATTGGAGTGATGAACAGTGAAAAGAAGTACAGACAGAAGAAGATGTCCGGCAGAGATTAAAGCAAATCTGCAAAAGCATTATGGTGGAATGGCAGAAAGACCGGTAGACAAGAGAGCAAGCGAAGAGTTTAACCGTCCGGCATATCAAGCAAGGAACATGATAAGAACACAAGGCGAGTATTTACAAGAAAACCCGAACGAATGACTGGCAAGGGTTGGTGTAAATATAAAAGCGTGCGTGGGAGGTGAATACCATTGAGTGTGAGAGAAACGTATCTGAGTGATTACGGCATCACTTACGAAGAAGGGAAGAAGATAATTGACTATTGCAGAAAGGCTACTGGCTATGAACAGGTACTACTCTTACAGAGCTGTCAAACAGTTAAGCCGGAGATAGCGAACTACCTCTTCGTCAATTTGACTACTGGCTTAGGCTATGACAGTATCTGCAAAAAAGAATACATTCCAATGCAGAGAAAAGACTTTCAAGGATACAGAAGAGCAGTCATAGAACATTACAGTAGGATTATGGCACTGATTGGAAGACCGATAATCTAAAAAGTTAAAGATGGGTACAATGAAAAAATCCTCATAAGTTACAATGGTTATAAAGACTATGTAGAATGTGAGGATTTTTCTATGTATAGAAGTACACAGAACTACGAGAATCAACAGAAGATGCTGTTTGATGGTGTTGGCGAATATGGAATCCCACAGATAGAGCCTACATCATACAACCCATGCGAATTCCTATCATTCAACTATGCGAAAAGCTGTAAGGATAGAGCAGATCATGGAATCCATTTCTTTATTGACGATTATCAGTTCAACAGATTATGGACACAGCCGGATACTTATGTAAGCATGTTACAGGACTTCAAGTGTGTAATGAGTCCGGACTTTAGCACGTATACAGATTTTCCTAAAGCATTACAGGTGTACAACCATTTTAGAAAGCACTGGATCGGTGCATACATGCAGATGAACGGGATTGATGTGATACCTACAATCAGTTGGAGTGATAAAGAATCATTCTCCTGGTGCTTTGACGGTGAACCGGTTGGTGGAGCTGTTGCAGTATCCAGTGTTGGTGTAATGAACAGCAAAGAGAGAAAGAAACTGTTTCTTGAGGGATACAATGAAATGATGTCAAGGCTTCAGCCGGAAACAATCATCTTTTACGGAATGATACCGGATGAGTGTCAGGGCAACATAGTAAAGATTAAATCGTTTGGAGAATCACTGACGGAAAGGAAGAAAAATGGGCGGTAGAGGAAGCATAAGTGCCATTGGGGGGGGCGAACCAGTCTCCAAAATGGGAGCAAAAATATTTTACAATGCATCAAAGAAAAGTGATGCTTTGCGAGGAAGTGGAACGGTAAAGAAAGATAGTAAACTTGAAAGAGCTGCGCAGAGCGGAAAACTCGACTTCATTGATAAAATCGGTGGAGTGAAAGAAGCTACAAGAGTTAGTCATTATTATACTGACCGATTAAATGAGTTACAAAGGCAGATTGCAAAACTTGGAAGCGCAGATGCATTGTACAAAAATCAGAAACTCGCAAGAGAATATAAAAATATGCTAACAGCAAAAAATAAGATTGCGGACAAGATGCATGAATATTCCAAACTACCTGAAAAAGGAAACACAGATTCGTATTATGATCCAAGTAGAACTACTACCACTTATGATAGAGCTAGAAAGAGACGGACAGAGAATTTCTTTGCATGGTGGAACGGAAGCGGAAAGAAATAATTAATTATGGGTACAACAAAAAGATTTCGTTTAGGTACAATGATATAAGAGACATTGTATCATGTGGAATCTTTTTTTGATTGGGAGGGATAGAAAGGTGAATCTCAATGGGATATCCAAGAAGCTACAAAGAGCAATATTACAGACAGGCTTAATCATCAAGTACAGCCAAAGGCAATTCTATTCAGCTGAACAGAACAGACTCATTAACATCTATATATTATCTACTCCGGCACTAGGAAGAGACAGGCATGGAGAATGGAAAGAGAAAGATCTGGAACTGATCAGAACAACATCACAGCTTGAGATAGTGAATTGTCTGAAAGATATATGGGATGAGGTGAGGTCTTGAGGATTGCTAATAGAGAAATAACAGATGAATGCACGCACTGTGGGAGCATCTTGCAGTGTGAACTATTCCGTCAAGGACATGGGATACATACAGAGAGGACGAATGTACTACAGATGATTAAGTGTCAAATGGAACACAGGGAGAAAAGAGACAGTAAAGAAAAGGGTGGTGGTTAAATGTGCCTAAGGATAAGCTAACACCTAAGCAGAAAAAGTTCTGTGATGAGTACCTGAAACTTGGGAACGCAACACAGGCAGCAAAGAATGCCGGATATAGTGAAAAGACAGCATATAGAACTGGAGCTGATAACCTCAAAGTTCCTCATATTTTGGACTATATCAACGCTAGACAGGAGCAAATCGCAAGTAAAGACATAGCAGATATTGAGGAAATCATGAAGTATCTAACTGATGTCATGCGAGGAAAAATCAAAGATCAGTTCGACCTAGACGCATCCTTGTCTGAACGAACCAAAGCAGCACAGGAACTTCTGAAACGTAACGTTGACGATAGGAAGATGAACCTTGAGCTTGCAAAACTGGAAGCACAGTTCAAAGACAATGGATCTGATGAAGATGCAAAAGACAACTTCATGGATGCACTGAATTCCACAGCGAGTGAGGTGTGGACAGATGATGAATAACTTTGAGGAGAGATTAGCTTCTGTCCGACAAGGAATCATGAAACGCGCTGCTGCTATGAAAGAGAAAGCTAAGAAACAAGGATTTGAGTTCAAGCCTTTCTCAAGAAAGCAGAAACAGGTGCTGACATGGTGGTGTCCTAGCAGTCCGGTAAAGGACAAAGATGGAATTATAGCGGACGGAGCAATCAGAAGTGGTAAGACACTGTGCATGTCACTGTCCTACGTGCTGTGGGCAATGGAAAGTTTTAACCAACAGAACTTCGGTATGGCTGGAAAGACAATCGGATCATTCCGAAGAAACGTATTGTTTTGGTTGAAATTGATGCTGAAAAGCCGAGGATATCAAGTTGTGGACCATAGATCAGACAATCTGATTGTGGTTAGCAAGGGAGATACACAGAACTTCTTCTACATCTTCGGTGGTAAGGACGAAAGGTCACAGGACTTGATTCAGGGTATCACTCTTGCCGGTATGTTCTTCGATGAGGTTGCTCTGATGCCAGAGTCATTCGTCAACCAGGCAACAGGACGATGCTCTGTTACCGGTTCGAAGTTTTGGTTTAACTGCAATCCGAACAGTCCAAGACATTGGTTCAAGGTTAATTGGATTGATAAGTGTGATGAGAAACGCATCATCTATCTGCATTTCACTATGGACGATAATCTCTCACTGTCTGAGCAGATTAAGGAAAGATACCGGAGCATGTATGTAGGTGTGTTCTTCAAGCGGTACATCTTAGGATTGTGGTGTGTGGCTGAAGGTCTTGTCTATTCCATGTTTGATGAAGAAAAGCATGTTTCCGATGAACACATGAGTGGGGCATTGGAATACATCGTGTCAATCGACTATGGTACGGTCAATCCATTCTCAGCCGGTCTGTGGGCATTCGATGGGAAGAACTCACAGCGTGAAGCTGAATTGTACTACAACAGTAGAGAAGCCGGCAAGCGTGTAGATGATGAAGCCTATTACAAGATGCTGAAGGAACTGATCGGAGACAGAAAAATATCATGTATCATCATAGATCCATCTGCTGCATCGTTCATTGAGGTAATCAAGAAGTACGGAGAATACACCGTGAAGAAAGCCGACAATGATGTACTGGACGGAATCCGAGTGGTCACTACGATGCTCAACAAAGGACTCCTAAAGATATACAAGGATTGTACAAGCTGTATCAATGAGTTTGGTCTGTACTGTTGGGATGAGGAAAAGAACAATGATACGGTGATCAAAGAGAACGATCATGCAATGGATGATACAAGATATTATGTCTACACATTTTTACGCAGAAGATTGAGGTGGAAATATTGATTAAAGCAAGGTATTACGTTAGAGAAACAGATCTGGGCTATGTTATACAGGATGTGAACAAGGTACTTCCGCTACCTTTTACCTTTATGTCAAAGAATCGAGCACTTTTTAAATGCTACGAATTTAATAAAAATGGTCCGCAATCTGTAAGAGAATTTTATTACATTGCACACGTTGCTGGAAAAGGAATAAGCAAGTCTCACAAAGAGTGGATGGAAAAGAACAAAGAAATGTTTGAATAGGTGTGGAACAATGAGACTAATACAAAAAATTAAGGCGGTATTTAATAGAATGTTTGGAGTAAACGAAGTAAGAGATATATTTGGAATTGAGGTAAGTCGCTCTTCTGATATGCAGACTGCCTTAGATTTGTATAAGGGTATGAGATCAGGACTGCCGACATGGTGCATGGACGGAACAATCAAACCGACAAGGTTCTCTAATGTCATTTGCCGGGAGATTGCAAACCTTACACTGTTCAATGTCAATGTCGAGATTGATGGTAACGATGCGCTCAAGAAGAAATTTGATGAAGTGTTGAACGCGTTACAGGAGAAACAGGAAGAGAGCTGTTCTACTTGCGGAATGATGATTAAGTCAGACGGACAGGGAATTGAGTTCCTGGATCCGGACTACTTCATCATCACAGACACCAATACCAACGGTGATGTACTTGCAGCAGTGTTCTTCTCGTACATCAAAAAGGGAAACAGGTACTACACAAAAGCAGAATATCACAGATTTGAGGATGTGAATGGTGAAAGAGTCTATAAGATTTCATCAAAAGCATTCAAGAGTGAAGATAAGAACCGTATCGGCTCGGAAATCTCATTGAAAAAAGTAGATGAGTGGAAAGACATACTTCCGGAAGTGGAAGTAAGAGGATTGGAATATCCGTTGTTCGTGTATTGGAGAAATCCTTATGCGAATGCTATCGACAAGGAATCTCCTCTTACAGTGCCGGTGTTCGCTGAATGTATCGAAGAGTTAAGATGGCTTGACATCGCACTCAATAAGATGGGTGACGAACAGGAAGATAGTCAACACATTACATTCGTGTCACAGGCTGCTATCCAGTACGCACAGCAGAATGGCATCAAGCTTCCTAGATTCGTGAAAGGACTTGAGATGGGAATTGATGCAGACAGCACGATACAAGAACATGCACCGACAATATTAGTAACTGAAAGAACTGCTGCCATCAACTTCTATCTGTCCATCATCGGATACAAGTGCGGATTTTCAAATGGCTACTTCTCGTTTGACGAGACTAGAGGAATTCAGACAGCTACACAAGTGGAATCGGACGATAGAAGAACGCTACACACGATTGAGTCATTCCGTACAATCTTAGACGGAAAGAATCATGATGGAGTTATCCACAGAATCTTATACATTCTCTACGCTACAGGAACAGCGAATGGAACAATTCCGGCTTCCGGATATCAGACAGCTTGTGAGTTTGAAGACCTTGTGTACAACCTTGAAGATGATCGTGCACGTTGGTGGAACTATGTAGTACAGGGAAAAGTACCGGCATGGATGTACTTCGTGAAGTTCGAAGGTATGACCGAAGCTGATGCAAAAGCTATGGTCGAAGAAGCCAGTGAAAAAGGCGAAACACTTTTCGATAAGTTCACAGATGAGTAAATTATGGGTACAAAGTTTTTCTTGTACTCTGATACTATAATATCAAGGCAATTCCCTTTGCCTTACACTCCCCACAGTGCAACGTACAGCACTATAAATATTGCTACTAACCGTCAGATGGCGGTTAAGGCTTGCTCCTTAGTAGGACATAGACTCGGAGCATAACCGGGGCAAGCCTATTCCCGGTTTCTTGTCATCTCCCCGGGAACCTAAAATAATATAGCATCGAGCGTTTTTTCTTGGTTTCACGCTCGATGCTTTAAGCTATCATAGCTCAAATGGATAGAGCAGTTGATTACGAATCAACAGGTTTTCGGTTCGAATCCGAACGATAGCTTTCTCCGGAACTCGGAGAGAGATCTTTTTCATAACAAATTTTTCCTTACTACAGTGTAGTTGGAAGCCGTATAGCTTAACGGCAAAGCATTCATTCTACCCTACCCAAGTGAAAGATTAAGGTTCGACTCCTTATACGGCAATTTTCAAATATGATTACCTCGGTGAAGAGTGATTTTTCAGTCATGCCGAGATGCAATGGTGACGAGATAGGCTTGTTCGAGATATTGGATAAGCCGATTCTTTCTAGTGGGAGTGATTCCATTCGTGAAGACGGAAACCGTCAACAATGCCTTGTAGTGTATCATCATAGAGAAGTCAAATGCAGAATCCTTGTGGTCGGCGAATAATAGACGTCTGCTGTGCAGAAATAATCCAGTGATGTGAGTGGTGTGAGAGACTACTGACTAACTGGAAATTCTCAATAAGCTGATTTGCCTTGAATCTGAGAAATCGGAGTATAACACAAGAAATTCGTTAAAGTAGCGGTATGGCAAGTTGATGAAAATAAAGCGAATAGGTGTAAGATGCAACTATGATATTCTGAAAGAACCGTGAAATTTGTGGGTATCAATCCCATGTGTGCTTAGACCGTGGTAGGAAGCCAAGAGTCGCTCTCGGAAGCTCAGACCTATCATCACAGTGGCAGAATATGACTTTTACCATGATTGAATAAGGTGAAGATCTAATTATGTTTGAAAAAATTGTAACCGACAGGTTTTAGCTGCGGAGTTCCTGTCAAGGATTTAATATTCACGTTTTTGCACGATAGTCACAGTGTTATTACAATGTTCACTATTATTTTCTTCGTACTGTCAAAGAACCGTAGCAGAGGTGGTTTTATTACTGTCCACCTGCTCACGAAATGTAGCTTAATTGGCAAAGCACCAGCACGAGAGTTGGAGATGGAGGTTTGAACCCTCCTGTTTCGATTTTCAGGAAAGAAAGGAGACTGTAAGATGTTTACAATGCCGATCTTCCCACGTTACAAGGAAGAAAAAAGAACAATAATCACTTCGATTACGCAGTACGTGATGTTTCGGATAAGGATTCTAGGCAGTTATACGACATGCTTTACTGCATTACCAATCGGAGTATCTAAGACGGGAGATATAATTGTTAAGCATGTGCATGAGCATGAGGAATACTTGCCGGAAGAAACATATGGAATCTTGCTACTGTCCGTAGTAACCGGAGAAAATTGCTTACCGCTTTGTGGTGATGAACTGTACGATAATGCGGAAAAGCAGAATCGAGAAGAATTTAATTATTTCGTAAAGCACGTTATTAGTGAATACAAGAAAAGGAACAACGTAATTGGAAATATCGATTATGAAATTGAAAAATACGAACTTGAACTAGAACGGAAATATGAAAGAGAAGAAGAAACGTATATAGTTCCAATGATGAAATGAAAGGAGAAATGAACGATGACATTTAAAGAAGCATTTGAAGCAATGAAACACGGAGCGAAGGTAAAACTTCCATCATGGGCTGGGTATTGGTTCTGGTGTATTCCGGCACAGTCAATCCTGATGCATACAAAAGATGGTAAGGACATTGATGTCCGCAGCACCGAGTGTGTTGATTACACATTTACAAATATTTGTTCCGATGAATGGATTTTTGCGAATGACACGAACTGTCCGGCACTTGGTGGCGAAGCAACTTTTTCTTTCAGTGAAGCTATTAAGCAATTAAAGAAAGGACGTAAAGTAGCTCGTAAAGGTTGGAATGGTAAGAAGCAGTACATTCAGATCGCTACTGGTATTTCTTACAAGGCAGCAGATGAAGAGATTGTGAACTGTGAACATGATGCTATTGGAAACATGGCTATTGCATTTGTCGGAACATCAGGAGTACAGATGGGATGGCTCGCAAGTCAGGCAGATATGCTTGCAGAAGATTGGGTATTTGCGGAGTAGTAAGGAGAAGGCGGTGACAATATGGCGGTATCAACTATGAATATTCTTATCATTTGCGTAACAATTTTGCTTTTTGCAATCATTACAAAGGATGATAAAAATGACAAAGACGGTGAGGAATAATGCTAACACCTGAATATTTACAAAGAATAACAGAAGGGGCGGAGGAGATATCTTCGTCCCTTCATCGCACTATTATGGACATGATCATCGAGAGAATCATGAAGAGACTCGGCAGAGGTGAGGACTATCTGCTGACACAGACAGACCGATGGCAGATACAAGTGCTTCAAGAGTCTGGTGAACTGCTAGAGGATATCCAAAAGGAAATAGCGAGCAAGACAAGGTTACAGAAGAAAGAGATCAAGGATGCATTCATGGATGCCGGTATCACTTCGTTGAAGTGGGATGATGCTGTGTATCTTGCAGCCGGACTATCTCCGACTCCTCTTCTACAATCTCCGACCCTGCTTAGGATTCTCGAAAGAGATTATCTTGCGACAGCCGGAGAATGGAACAACTTTTGCAGAACCACAGCGCAAGACTCACAGCGAATGTTCATCAATCAGATGGACAACGCTTACCATCTAGTCTCTACCGGTGCTGTATCGTACACACAAGCGGTCAGAGATGTAATTAACAATATCACAGAAGTAGGACTCAAAGTGAACTATCCTACTGGGTACAGAATGAGCATTGAGTCAGCAACGATGATGATCGTGAGGACAGGAGTGGGACAAGCAGCTGCCGACATCTCTATGAAGAGAATGGAAGAAATGAACTGGGATACCGTTCTTGTGTCTGCTCACTTAGGAGCACGTACCGGCAACGGTGGAATGAATCCTGGCAATCACTTGTGGTGGCAAGGACGATTCTACTCACGAAGTGGAAAGGATAAGAGATTCCCCGACTTCGTAAAGACCACAGGCTTCGGAACTGGTGAAGGACTCTGTGGATGGAACTGCCGGCATTCTTTCGGAAGTGGAGATGGAGTGAACAATCCTTATGAGGATAAGAAGATTAACTTTGCCGATAATCACAGAGTAGAGGAATTGCAGAAGAAACAGAGAGCACAGGAGCGTAGAATCCGTGACACCAAGCGGAAGATACAGAACTTGCAGACCGCTGTGGATAACTGCAAGGATGATAAGGCGAGGTTTGAACTACAGAATATTCTAGACCGCAAGGCTCACACACTGAAGCTTCAGAACAAGCGGTATAGCACCTTCTGCGAAGAGAATGACTTAAGAGAGTACGCTGAACGCTTAAAGGTTGCTCAATGGGATAGAAAGCAAGCTATGAAGAGTGCAGCTGCTGCAAGAAGATACGAAAGTGCGAAAAAAGGCTAAAGATGGGTACAAAGAAATCGTTGAAATCATTCATAATGGTATGTGGAGATACATTTTTCTTCCTTTTGTGTGAATACCTACTAGGGGAATCCTGTTAAGAAGCGGTCACGCGCTTCGGTAGGTTTTGCTCTGTAATGAGCTAAGGACGGATGTGAATCTGCCTTTCTATAGCATCTGTTCTTACGTGGTATCGGTTTTGGAGGGTTCAACTCCCTCGACCACGATTACCCTGACAGAGGTTTATCTGTCTAAATCCCTACCGTGGACGAAACGGTTAATAAGATACGTTGAGGAGGATACGCAACATGAAAAACATTTTACAGATTCTTTCTGATGCTGGTCTTGAGATTACAGATGAGCAGAAGAATACAATCGAAACCAGTGTGAATGAGAATTACAAGACTCTTGCCGAGTTTGAGAAACAGGGAAGAAAGCTTGATACGGTCACACAGGAAAGAGACACTTACAAATCACAGTATGACACAGCCAAGTCTACTCTTGAAGGTTTTGAAGGCAAAGACTTTGACGCTATCACAAAGGAACGTGATGAGTGGAAAGTTAAAGCTGAATCAGCCGAAAATGAGTGGAAAACAAAGCTTGCAGAAAGCGAAAAAGATTATGCTGCAAAGATCGAAGAGAGAGACTTCAACGATGCTCTTGTGAAAGCACTGGCAGGTGAGAAATTTACATCTGAGTTTGCTAAGACAGGAATTATCAGCATGATCAAAGAAAAAGGGCTGAAACGTGAAGGTGAAAAAATCCTCGGACTCGATGATTATATGACAGAGCTGAGAGAATCACAGAAGGATGCATTCGCACAGACAGATGCACCGGCTGCACCAACATTCACGGTACCAACTACAAAGGGCGGAGAGTCAAGTAAGACTCCTGTGTACACACCACCTACTGTGTGGTAGTCATGCTATAGCACGGTTATCAATTCGAGATAATCGTTGACCTTAAACAGTTAAAGGAGATACGAACATGGCAGATACAAGAATTACGTCATTAAACACACTTCTCGATCCTTCTGGAAAGATGTTCCTTGCTGAGGAATATGGAAAAGTTATCGAGAACGTACAGAAACTTACAATTTCCGGAAAGATGAAAAACACAGAACTTTCCGGTGATCCACATGCCGGAACAGTAGAAGCAAAGAGATTTGCAAACGCTACACCAAAGGTCTACGGAACAGCTAGAACAGCAGCCAAAGGTGATGGTGTAAAAGGTAAATCGGTAACGATTCCGATTGATCAGAACAAAGAGATCGTAGAAGAAGTAGAGCAGAAAGATGTATCTCTTCTTGGAGTTGAAGGACTTATTGCTAAGAGAACAGCAAACCATGCTCTTAGAATGGCAGCTGAGCTTGATACTAAGTTTTTCGAGGTTGCTGGAACAGATGCTACAGAAGTAGATCTGACAGGAATCACCGCTATCGAAGAGATTGCAGAGAAAATGATTCAGCAGTGCGAGACTACAAAGAATGAGTACGTGGACGGAGTACCGAGAGCAATGATGCACATGGTTCTTGATCCGGACTACTACGGAAAAATCAGAACATACCTTGATAAGGTTACAGTACCTGGTGTAAGTGCAGCAGACGAGGAGTTCTACGCTTTCCACGGTGTTAAGACATACTCTTGCGTACATCTTCCAACAGACGTTAAGGCTCTCGTTATGGTTGATGGTGCAATTGCGCAGCCAGTAATTTCTGATCCGTACAATGCAGAGAAGATTCCGCTGTCAAACGCTTACGGAATCGAACTGTTCTACCACTTTGGAACTAAGTCTGTAACACCGGACCTTATTTTCAAAAACAAGAAAATTGGTGGTTGATAAGAATGAAGTTCCTGGATAAAGAGACAGGATTGTACCTTTCTACTGGTAATGCCGAGAGTATTGCCAGTATGAAAAGCAATCCACAGAAGTATGAAGAAGTAAATGACAAGCCACAGCGAAAGCCGAAAAAGGCAGCAAGCAAAGAAGAGTAAGGAGATCAGACATGGCATACACAGATTATCAGTTCTATACAACTAAATATTTTGGAGATGCCGTGACAGAGGAAGAGTTTTCTAAGTATGCAGAACGAGCAAGCGAACGTTTGGACAGAATCACCTTTGGTAGATTAGAAGATGGTCTTCCGGAAGACAAGAAATCTAATGCAAAGGTTCAGAAAGCTGTCTGTGAGATTGCAGAAGTTCTGTATCAGATCGACTCAATCAGAAAAGCATCACTGGACACTGTAGGTGTGATTAAACACGCTGATGGTACAGTGAGTAAGAAGCAAGTATCGTCCATTACGTCAGGTGCTGAAAGTATCAGCTTTGCAACTGGGACTAGCGGAGCATCCGACAGCATCTATGCACGAGCGTCAATGGATAAGAAAGTGGAAGCTATTCTGATTCGACAGGTGGCTTCTGAGTATCTGCAAGGTGTTGCGGATAAGAAAGGAGTGTGCCTACTCTATGCTGGTATTTAGATGGCTTAAGCGGTTAACATGCCGACACGAAAAATTAACATATTCTTCAACTTTCCTTGATGAGGTCGGGGACCATGAGTACAAGACTCATCATGTGTGGAAGTGCAAAGAATGTGGAAAAGAATTCTATTAGGAGGGGATACCGATGTATGACAAGACTGTGACTGTATTCAACAAATACATTGACAAGAGTGATGCCATATATTGGTATCCTCATGTTATATCCGGAGTCACACTTATTACGGATAAGGCAGCCAATATTGCCAAAACTGGTTTGGATACGGCTGATACAGCTAATCTTCATGTACCGTTTAAGGTGCGTGAAGGAGAAAGGATAGTGTGCAATCTTTCCTATCTCACTCCGAAAGTGTGGAAAACTACGGAAAACAAAGAGGGTTCAATCACATTCTCAACAGGTGACATCTTCTTGGAAGGTGAATATCCGGAAACGGTAATTGCCGATGAAGACTATACGTCACGCACGAACAAAGGATTCTACGATTATCTGAATAAGAAGATGGACAATGTTTTCTTAATCACAAGCGTAGGCTCTTACACACTGATTCCTCATTTTGAGATTGGGGGAAAGTAATATGGCAAGTAAAATATTTCATTTTCCAAGCTTCTCAATCGTAAAAGGTGATATCAAAGTAAATGTCAGCTTGAACCGATTTGAAAAGCAGTTCCAGGAAGCACAGAACTGGCTAGATGGTCGAGTGTTCACTGACATGGAAAAGTATATGCCGTTTCGTGACGGTAACATGAGAAACGTGTCTGCGATTATGAGCAGGTCCATGCAAGGAAGCGGTCAAGTGATTGCCGGTGCTCCACCTTACGGAAGATTCCTCTATGAAGGAAAAGTTATGGTAGATCCTGTCACAGGCTCACCGTGGGCAAGAGCCGGAGCAAAGAAGGTGGTAACAGACAGAGACCTTGTGTTTGACAAGACAGCGCATCCACGCGCAACAGACCATTGGTTCGATGCTGCAAAGGAACAATATGTGAAGTCTTGGGCGAAAGGAGTGAAGAAACGTGCCGGAGGAAAGTAAGAAACCGGTCAAGTACGATGTAGACGGTTACGAAGCTGTAACTGATGCACTCGTTTCTCTTCTCAATAGTTTTCCAGGATTAGAGGAAGACGAAAAGATAAGATTCTCCACACTAGATGAAGATGGCGGTATTGCCTTCTATCCAGTGACAGGAGCGGTGATTGCACTGGAAAAGAAGAGTGTAACTGGCAAAGTAGACCAGTTGTGCAACTATCCTTTTTATGTGATCTACCGGTCTTCAATCGACTCTCCAAAGATTAAGGCCAGTATCAAAGAATTCCTTGACACTCTTGGAAAGTGGCTTGAACAGCAGACCGTGGTCATTAATGGAGAACAGAAGAGGCTGGAAGAATATCCAGTGCTTACAGAAGAGAGAAAAATAGAGGAGATCATAAGGCTTACACCGGCTCACTTAGATAATGTGAGTGATGGTAATGTCCAAGATTGGGCAATCAGCATCTCCTTGAAATACAGAAACATATTCTACAAGAAATAACGGAGGATAACAAACATGAAATTAGAGCGTGAAGCGTTGATGCATTATCTTGATGCATCGTTTAAAAAAGCACCGGCAACGGCAGAGTGGGAAGTTCTTGGTGATGATATTGAGGAAATGTCTGTAGAACTGAATCCAGACACAGAACAGAAGAAGAACATTCTCGGAAAAACTGTGACAACTGACAATGGATATACACCTTCCATATCAGCAGATCCATTCTATGCGGATCCAACATCAAAACTGTATCCGAAGATTAAAGAGATTGCATTTGACCGTCTGAAAGGAGCAGCTTGCAAGACTCTTATGCTCGAAGTAATTGTGGAAGATACAGCAGCCAAAAAGCATCTTGCTTATGTACAGGAAGTAATGGTTAAGCCACAGAGCTATGGTGGAGACACAGCCGGTGTCAACATTCCGTTTGACATCACGGATGATGGAGCGAGAACAAAAGGCTATGTAACAGCTGAATCTCTGAAATCAGGCAAACCAGTATTCGCAGAGGGCGAAATCGTAGCTGCTTGAACTGAAGAGCTTTCGGTATACGATGAAGAACATAAAGAAGTATTCGGATTAGAATAGGCGAGAAAGGACGATACAATGAGCAATAAAATAGCAAAACCAATGGCAAACAAGATTGTAGTAGATGATGGTAGCAAGGTCTACACGATTGAGAACAAAAGAGGAAAGGTTCTCGGCAAGTTCGAGTTCAGACCTACAGACACAAACATCGTGAAGAGATATGAGGAAGTAGTTGAGTACTACAATTCCTATCAGCTGCCGGAGAATCCAAGCGATGCGGATATGAGAAAAGCAGAGGATGACATCATGGAGAAAATCTCTTACCTTGTCGGAGAAGATGCGAAAGAGACATTCTTCTCAATTCTCGGAGCATTCTCACCACTGGCAAATGGGGAACTGTACATGGAGAACGTCCTGTCCTCTATCGCAAAAGTGATTGAGCGTGAGATGAACATCCGTACAAAGAAGGTACAGAGTCGCATGAATAAGTATGTGGCGAAGTACCACAACTGATGGATCCGTGGAAACTTCCCACATCATTAGAAGTTAATGGAAAAGAATATTCGATACGCTCCGATTTTAGAGTAGTATTGGATATTCTTTCTGCTATGAATGATCCGGACCTCTTCGAACCTGGCATGACAGAAGAAGAGAAACAACAGGAGAAAGCACTCACAATGCTTAAAATCCTCTATGTTGACTTTGATTCCATGCCACCAAAGGACTGGCAAGAAGCCTGTCAGAAAGCGTGTGAGTTCATTGATTGCGGTATCAAGAATGATGGCAAGCCTAGACCTAGAACAATGGACTGGGAACAGGATGCACCTATCATAATACCTGCTGTGAATAAGGTCAATAACGGTGATGTACGTTCTGTAGACTATATGCACTGGTGGACATTCTTCGGACTCTATATGGAGATTGGAGAAAGCACATTTTCAACAGTAGTCAGCATCCGTGACAAGAAGAGAAAAGGTAAGAAGTTAGAGAAGTGGGAACAGGAATACTACAAAAATAATAAGTCTATCGTAGACTTGCATCAGAAGAGTACAGAGAGAAGTGACGAAGAGAAAGCTGAACTCCGAGAACTCTTCGGATTGAATAAATAACCGGATATCGTTAGAGATATTCGCTGACCGCAGATAATTAGCGGTGGAAAGGATTAGAAATGGCACAAGCCGACGGCTATATCATAATTGATACAGAGATTAACGCTGACGGCATGAAAGCCGGAAGCAGAGAAGTTGAAGCAGCTGTCAGAAGAATGGCAAACTCTGTCGAGGACATGGGTTCTAAAGCTAAGACAGCACTCAACAAACAAGCAGACTCATTCTCCAAGCTGAATCAAGAATATGCTGCACAGGAACAGAAGGTTTCAAACCTTAAGAAGAAAATAGCTGAATATGGTGAACAGAAGATTCCAACAGAGGAATACAGAGAGATTCAGGCTCAGATTGACAGAGCTACACAGAAACTCAGTTCACTGGAATCCGCACAGGAAAGATTCCTTGCTACTGGCGGTAAAAAGAACAGCTCATCTTTTAAGAAGATGCAGTATGACATTGAAGAACTAGAGAATGAGATCAAATATGCGAAAGCAGAATTAGCAGATTTAGAAGCATCTGGTGGAGCATTTACACTTGGTTCAAAGACACAAGAAGCCGCTGCCAGTATGCGGACATTGCAAGCAGAAGAAAGAAAGCTTGCTGATATGAACAATCGACTCCACACATCGTACAATTCCGTAAAAGGCAGTGTGGACGAATACAAGCAAAAATTGATGAGTGCAGCACCGGCACAACGTAAACTTGCCAGCGAAAGTGAAAGAGCGTCAAAGTCTATTGCAAAAACTGGAAAGGCTGCGAATGGTGCGAAACTCAGCATTGGAAGAATGCTTGGAATGTCGCTATTAATGAGCGTAGCATTCAGAGCATTCTCGGCTGCAATCAATGCTATCAAGGAAGGCTTCACAAACCTTGCACAGTACTCAAGTAGCACAAATAACAGCATTTCAATGTTGTGGAGCAGTCTTGAAACGCTCAAGAATAGCCTAGCAACAGCATTTGCACCAATTCTAAGTGTTGTAGCACCAATCTTAAGCAAGTTCATTGATATGCTCGCAACAGCTGCAAGCTATGTAAGTATGTTCTTCTCATTCCTATCCGGAAAGAGCACATACACGAAAGCAATCGCAGTACAGAAAGATTATGCCGGAAGTCTTAAGGATACGGCAAGCGGTGCGAAAGACGCAGCAGACGGGACAAAAGAAGCTGCGGAAGCTGCGGAAGATTACTTATCACCACTTGATGATATCAACCGAATGGATAAGCAGAACTCCGGAAGTGGTTCTGGTGGTTCCGGAGGTGGTGGTGGCGGAGGAGCCGGTGGTGGTAGTGGTTCCGGACCGTTATTCGAAGAAGTACCTATCGACAATAAGTTTGCATCCTTGCTTGATTCCGTATTGGACAAGCTGAAACAGATCAGAGATATCTTCATGAGTGGATTCTGGGATGGGCTTGGAGATTACAAGCCAGTACTTGAAGAACTCAAGAAAGACTTGAAGTCTATCGGAGAGCATATCCAAGACATCTTTACGGATAAGGACGTGCAGAAGGCAGCCAAGAGATTTGCCAGATTGTTTATTTACAACATGGGTAAAATCGTAGGCTCGTTCGTTTCAATTGGACTCACGATAGCAGAGAACATTGTAGGCGGTATCGAAAGCTATCTAGCTGAGAACACCGGAAGGATCAAAAAGTGGCTTGTCAAGATGTTCGACTTAGGATCCGAGATCGCGACAATTGTCGGAAATTTCAGTGCAACAATCGCAGAAATCTTCCAACAGACATTCGGATCACAGACAGCACAGAATATCACTGGCAACATAATCGGTACATTCGCTACAGCATTCGGAGAGGTCATTCTCCTTGCGACAAACTTCGCAAAAGATTTGATTGACTTTATCACAGGACCGATTATTGAGAACAAGGACAAGATTATCAATGCAATCAATGACACGCTGAAACCGATTGAAACAGTAACACAGGCTATCGAAGATACAGTCCATAAAGTAGCTGATAAGCTCACAGAACTGTATGATGAGCATATTGGACCGATTATTCAGAATACGAAGAACAGCATCTCTACATTTGTTGGTTTAGTCCTAGATATGTACAGTCAGTATATCGCACCGATTCTTGATATGTTAGGACAGAAGTTCCAAGAGATTATGAGTGGACCGGTAGGAAATGCCATCGACCAAGCAATCGGATTAATCGGAAGATTGATAGATATACTGAACTGGTTATGGAACAGTGTTTTAATTCCTGTCATGAATTGGATTGTTGAAAATATTGTTCCTGTTATTGCTCCTATTATTGAATGGTTAGGATCAACGCTCTTCGATTTTGTTGGGACTGTGGTTCAAGTAGTAGCTAGCATTCTGAAACAGCTGAATGGGATCATTGACTTTTTGACAGGGGTATTCACAGGTGATTGGAAGAAAGCTATGAGCGGAATTTCGACTATAGTTAGTTCTTTCCGAGATACTATCAATGCAATTTTTAAGTTTATTCAAAACTCGATACTGAAACCAATTGCAAAGTTCCTGGATAGTGTATTTTCTGTTGATTGGGTGAAAACTTTCGGTGTTATCGGTGTTTTCATGAATGGTTGGTTAATAAACATTCAAAACATCTTCGAAGCTGTAAAACAGATATTTACAGGAATCGTTAATTTTGTAAATGGAGTTCTTGCCGGTGATTGGGAACAGGCATGGAATGGAATCAAGAATATTCTCGGCGGTGCTTGGAATGGCATGGTTTCCGTCATAAAGTCACCAATCAACTTGATTATCGGACTCATGAATGGATTGCTTCGTGCAGCACAGATTATGCAAAACGGTGTTGCAAAAGCATTGAATAAAATAAATGTATCAGTTCCTAGCTGGGTTACATCTTTGACCGGTGTTAGGTCACTCGGATTTCATATCGGATATTGGAGTGCACCACATATTCCTTATTTAGCGCAAGGAGCAGTTATCCCGCCAAACAAAGAGTTTATGGCAGTACTTGGAGACCAGAAGAGCGGGAACAACATCGAAGCACCTGAAAGCCTTATTCGTAAGATTGTAAGGGAAGAAACCGGAAACAGCTCACGCAAGATTGAAGTACCGGTATATCTGAACCGTAGACAGATTGCGAAGGCTGTACTTGAAGAAGGAAAGAACATGAGAACACAGACGGGAAGAAATCCGTTTGAAATGGCTTAGGAGGTAGAACATGGCACAGAATCATTTAAAATTCGGTTCGTACACAGCACCGGAAGTGGACGAGGACGGATACAAGATATCAATGGCTACTACTTCCACTGAGAACTCTGGAAGAACAATGAGGGGAAATATGAAGAATTCTCCTCTCTTCACAGTAGAAGCCTATGAACTGAAATGGACAGACCTTCCGGCGAAGACCGGTGGAGAGATTTTGAAACAGGTACTTGGCAAAGCGGAGTTTGATTTCTTCCATTATAACGTTTACAAGGGAGTGTGGGAAACAACACCGTTCTATGCTGCAAATTTCAACGCACCTTGTATCAGTCTAGTAGTCGGAGAAGAAAAGTTGGATGAACTGAGCTTTCAGGTCACATCAGTTAATCCATTGTAGTTTATACCGGTCATCATTTAGAGATGATCGCTGACCTTATAAAGTTAGAGGTAGATTATGAAGAATGTAAGCAACGAATTCAAAAACATCATAAAGTCAGGCGGTCCGTTTTATGCTTATGCATCGATCACACTGAAAAATGGCAAAAAGCTTACACTTGATTCGGATAACGATTTCTTCATAAGCGGTAATGGATACACAGAAGACGGAGGAGATGGATTCCCACTGGGATCCGCTCTCTCCAAGTCCGTTACGCTTGTCATTGATAACATCGATGAGAGATTTTCCAAGTATGATTTTTACTATGCACAGATTTCACTCTTCACTGAAGTTGACATCGAAAGTAGAAGCTATGATGCATGGAGAGATGTGAAAGGTGAGGAAATTCTCGATGTCAATGGCAACACGATTATGCTGACGAAATCAAGAATCGAGAGATTGAACGAGGGTACATTTACAGTACTTGAGCCAATAGCGGTTGGAGATACGATAGAACTTGTAGGTTATGATTCAATGTACAAAGCAGATGCAGACTTCACGTCTAAGCTATCTTATCCAACAACAGCTGGACAGCTTCTAAGAGAAGCATGTAGTACATGTAACATCATGCTTGGAAGTCCGAAGTTTAACAATGACGATTTCGTGATTGAACAGGCTCCGGAAAAAGTGACTTGCCGAGAAGTAATCGGATATATAGCAATGCTTTCAGTTGGTAATGCTGTGATTCAGAACGGAACACTTGTTATTAAGAGTTACGACTTTTCTGCAATATCGAAGATTACAAATAGGGATGACTTAGTGGAAGATGCTGGCTATAGCATTTTGATGGACTATCAGTCAGATCCGGACATTAGCACAGATCCTGTTGTAATCACTGGAATTGCGACCACAAAGAAAGTAGAAAACGAGAGTACAATCTTAATAAGAGGTACAGATGATTATGCACTTGAAATCACGAATCCTCTTATTGAAGGACATGAAGATGATGCAATCAATCTGATTGGAGATGTATTGATCGGAGTTAAGCTGAGAGGTTTTAGTGGAGAATTCTTCCCTGATCCAACGATCGAATTCATGGATTTGGCTTGCGTGGTAGACCGGAAAGACAAAGTTTATCCAACATTTATCACATCCAACGAGTTCAATTATCTCGGAAGTAGTTCGTTTTCTTGCGGAATCAAAGATCCGGAACGTCAAAAGAGTACTTATTATAGCGAAGCTACAAAGGTATATGAAAAAGCTAATAAGGAAATCAAGCAGAATAAGACGGACTTTGAAGCAGCTGTTGAGAATCTGAATAAGACACTTGAGAATGCATCTGGAATGTATTCGACAGAATCACCACAGCCGGACGGAAGTATGATTACATACATCCATGATAAGCCGACAGTAGAAGAGTCCAAGAATGTAATCAAAGTTACATCTGAAGCCATTGGTATATCAAATGATGGCGGTAAGACGTATCCTTACGGATTATTCCTCACAGGAGACCTGATAACAAGAATCTTGTATGCTATCGGCATTAATGCTGATTATATCAACTCAGGTTCTCTCACTGTAAAAGACAAGGATGGAAACATTACTTTCTACGCTGATACAGAGACAGGGCGAGTTACCATCAATGCAGAGTCCATAAGCATCACGGGAAAGTCCGTAGAAGATATCTCAAACGGAATCGTAGATGATTTTGTCACAAATATCTATAAGAATGACATTGATGAGATTAAAAACTCTGTCCGGAACAAGATTGAAACATGGTATCAGGACACAGATCCATCGGTGAATTGGGGAGTCACTGTTGAAAAAGCTTGGTGCGACATAGACGGAAATCCAATCCTTGATGTCAACGGAAATGAAATAACACTCTTATTTGAAGAGTTAAAGTCAGAGCACGAAGGTGACTTATGGAAAGACCTGTCTACGAATGATGAGTATATTTATCGGTCCGGGCATTGGGTGAAGATGCAAGTTCCGGATGAAGTCTTTGATGAGATTGATGGGAAAGCGCAGATATTCATCAACGAGCCAGTACCGCCTTACAGAGTAGGAGACTTGTGGACGCAAGGAAGCACAGGTGATCTGATGCGTTGCAAAACCGCAAGAGCCAGTGGAAATTATAATTCTTCTGACTGGGTGCTTGCAACGAAGTACACAGATGATACAGTTGCCAATAAGGCTATGGCTGATATCGAGGTTCTCAAAGACAAGATCAAATTAAAGGTATCCTCAGAAGATGTAGAATCCATCATCGAGCAGAAAGCAGACTCTATCCGAATGCAAGCAAAAAGCATTAGCTGGAAGTCGGAAGGCTCAAGTATGTCACCAACAGGATATTTAAAATGTAGTGGTGCTGAGATTGATGGAACAATCAGGTCTACAAATATACTCAGAACAGTGTATATGACTGCCGGATACAACCAATATTGGTACGAAACAAACAAGGTTGGGCTGATAGGAACCAACGGGTTTTCCGGCACAAATTTTGCTATAAGAGGATTGAATTTTGACCTTGACGACGGTGGTCACTATATGACGTGGGCATCGAAAGACACACCTTCATCTACTAGCTATGCTATGAAAATGACATATGCTCGTAAATCATTTTCATCTTTTACAGCGGACTCTATAAACATGGGATGTAACATTGATATGCATAATTACAAATTGCTGAACGCTAAGTTTGGTGACGGAGGAATTACTGGAACTATGAATTTTGTGCAACGTTTCAAGGAAAGTGATGGGACAAAACAAGATTATTCTGGTTGTTATATGACATTCAAAAATGGAATTCTCGTAAAGGCAGCATGGCACAGTTAGGAGCAAATGTAATGAAAAAAGAAGTAATGAAATGTAAAGACAGAGAAATGATTATTGTTGAAGCTGATGATGAAATTATCGAGCCGGACAATGTAGAAGATATTTTCGTTAGCGAAACAGACACAGCGTTAAAAATTTTACTAGGAGAAGAATCATGAGCATGACAGAAGCTGCAAGGCAGATTAGAAAACTTATCGAACTGACAGCCAGTAACCTTACAGACGAACAGGCGGCATCCTTGCCGTGCTGTTTCCCTGTTTGGAAAGAGGGCATGGAAGTAAAAGAGGGTGAACGCTATGCGGTACGTGTATCCAATGCGGTTGCCACAGTAGCACTTGATGATGGAGAACCGCAGATTGAGGAAAACCTTGTGTTGTGTAAATGTATGAAATCTCATACCACTACACAAGCAAACTCGCCAGAGGAATCCGAGGATTTGTGGGAGATTCTGTAGAAAGGAGCAATCATGGCAGAGAAAAAGAAAGAAAAGGTTACGTTACCTTTCAATTTTCGTGTGAATCAATGTAGAAATTATATCCGACTAGCCATCAATACTGCGACAAGTGAGTATGGCTTGGACGGTGCTGTTATCAGCTTAATCATTGAATCTTTACTTGAGGATGAGTATAGAGAACAGGTAGCTTTTATGGCAGAACAGACAGATGCCATTGTAAATCAGATTCAGAACAAGGATAAGGAGAATTAATCATGGAATGGCCAAATTACACAACTAAAGAAACACTGAAAGACAATGATGAACTTATGATTCTTGACAAGGATGCAAATGCAAACAAGCGTACCTTGATGGACAAGATATGGGATTATGTTGTGGACAAGATGACTACGGCAGTTATCGCAAAGTTAGGAACAACTAACAAGACTTTGATCGGGGCAGTTAATGAATTAAATAGTAATCCTTCCGTCAAACCAGCTAAGCTAATAAATTACGGTGAAATAGACTTAGGTGCGAATGGATGCTATTTTCTGAATGAATCATTTCCAGAAATTCGTGGGGCTAAACACATCGAAATTGCTTATTGGACATCTATTATCCCAATGTCACCATTATCAGTTTACGCTGGTGCTGACGGCAGATGCTACGTTTTCGGCTCACCAAACACTAAAGTACATGGATTGAAGATTTATTACTGGAAATAAGTTGGGGAAATAGTAATAAAGCACTTGAAATAAATTCGGTTTATATTAGTCAAAATAACGTTGAACGAAAGCTACAATTCTCTGGAATTACAAGAAGCAGAACCGTAGTTGCACTTCTTCTAATATGTAGTCAGTTGGAGGCTGCCCAACCAATTTGCATAGCGTTTAGCAATACAGACGTTTCGAAATCAGAAGTGCTTATATCATCTAATGCGATAGGTGTTACTGGCGGTAACGAAGGTATTATAACAATTCCAAGATTCGCTGGCGATTGGGGTGTTTATCGAATCGTATTTTTTGACAAAGGTTTATCCGTAAATGCAATTGTTTGATTTTGAGTAAATAGTAACAGCTTAAAGGATCGGGTTGAAATAAACCGATACGGTGATATGACTATCAAATCCACCGGATCTACGATGTCATTCCAAGTAAATTGGAAAGGAACACTTCACAAACTTGTTTACAACACTAATGATGCATTGATAATTAAAACAAGTGAAGATGGCGGTCAAACATGGACTACTAAAAGAACGCTCTAGTAATCATCAATCTCCGATTTC